CCGGCCGCCGCGTCTATGGCCTCGAACTGTCGGAGGCCTTCTGCGATGTGGTCGTCAAGCGCTGGCAGGCATTCACCGGCAAGGCGGCCAGGCTCGATGGCAACGGCCGCCGTTTTGATGAGATCGCGGCCGATCGAGTGCCTGATGCCGGGACCGCGACCGGGGATGCGGCAGCGGCATGAAGCAGTCGCGCACCATGTCGCTGGTGGAAGCGGTCGCCAATGTTGCCGTCGGTTACGGCATCGCGGTCATCACCCAGCTCCTGGTGTTTCCACTGTTCGGGTTGTCGACGACGCTGGCGGAAAACCTGGCGATGGGCGCCATCTTTACCGTCGTGTCAATCGCACGGTCGTTCACCCTGCGCCGCCTTTTCGAAGCGTTACGCCTTCACGGAGGAGGCTCTGGATGAACACAGGAGTTTTGACATGGCCGGCCGCAAGCCGCTGCCAACGCATCTGAAGCTGGTCAAGGGCACCGCCCGACCGCACCGCATGAACGAGGCCGAGCCAAGGCCGGTGGTGGCAGTGCCCGCGCCGCCGGATCATCTCGACGAGGAAGCGCAGGCGAAGTTCATCGAGATGGCCGAGATGCTGGCCCGGCATGGCGTGATGACCGAGCTCGATGCTGGCGCGCTCGCTCGCTACGTCGTCATCTGGCGGCGCTGGATCGAGGCGGAACAGGAAGTCAAACGCCGCGGCCATGTGGTGAAGACATCGAACGACAACATCATCCAGAACCCGTTCCTGGCGGTGGCCAACAAGTGTCTGGCGCAGATGCACCAGATCGAGAGCGAGTTTGGCCTGACGCCCTCGAGCCGCTCGCGCATCCGCATGGCAGAGCCTGCCGAGAAGGCGGACCCATTTGAGGACTTTCTGACCCGTGGCCGCAAGAAGTAGATCGCGATCCGGCAAGAATGCCTGTCCGGTCACGGCTTACGCCCGCGCGGTGGTCAGTGGCAGGATTGTCGCCGGCCGGCTGGTGCGGCTTGCCTGCGAACGGCATCTGGCGGACCTCAAGAACGGCAAGAAGCGTGGCCTTATCTGGGATGCTGGCGCGGCTCGTCATGCGATCGACTTCTTCGGCCATCTGCGCCATTCGACCGGCGAATGGGCGGGCGAACCCTTCGTGCTGCAACCCTGGCAACAGTTCGTTGTCGGCTCGCTCTATGGCTGGAAGCGCAAGGATGGATTGCGCCGCTTCCGCACGGCCTATGTCGAGGTGGCGCGCAAGAACGGCAAGTCGGTGCTTCTGGCCGGCACGGCGCTCTATGCGCTGATCGCCGATGGCGAGCCCGGTGCGCATGTGTATTCGGCGGCAACGACGCGCGATCAGGCCAGGATCGTCTTTGGCGAGGCCGAGCGCATGGTGGCGGCGAGTTCGGCGCTGCAATCGAGGATCACACGCACGGTGAACAATCTGGCCGTGCTGCCGACCTCGTCCTGGTTCAGGCCGCTGTCGGCGGACGCCAGCAAGATGGACGGGCTGAACATCCATTTTGCGGCAGTCGATGAAGTGCACGAACATCCGGGACCGGAGATCATCCAGAAGCTGAACACCGCCACCGGTGCGCGGCGCCAGCCGCTGATCTTCGAGATCACGACGGCCGGCTATGATCGCCATTCGGTCTGCCGCCAGCATCACGAGTTCTCGGTGAAGGCGCTGGAAGGCACGGTGCCGACGGAATCGTCGGACAGCTGGTTTGCCTATATCGCCACCATCGATGAGGGCGACGACTGGACCGACGAAAAGGTCTGGGTGAAGGCCAATCCGAGCCTTGGCGTGACGGTGAAGCTGGATGACCTGAAGCGGCAGATCGACGAGGCCAGGGAAATGCCGGCGCAGCAGAATGCGATCCGCCGGCTGCGCCTGAACGAATGGACCGAGCAGGTCACCCGCTGGCTCGACATGAGCGTGTGGGAGGAAGGCGGACTGCCAGCTGCCACCGACTGGCGCATCGTCAAACACGAACTGGAGGAACTGGAAGGCAAGCTGCTGGGGCGTGAATGCTATGGCGGGCTCGATCTTGCCCGCGTCAACGATCTGTCGGCCTTCGTGCTGGTCTTCCCGCCGACACTGGATGAGGCGCTTGGAAAGCTTGCCGACAAATGGATCGTCACCTGCCGCTTCTGGATTCCCGAGGACGACATAGTCCGCCGTGTGCGGCGCGACCGCGTGCCCTATGACGTCTGGCGCGATCAGGGATTTTTGACCGCGACACCCGGCAATGCCACCGACTTTGCCTTCATCGAGGCCGAGATTCTGGAGCTCGCCTCACGCCATGACCTGCGGGAGCTCCTATGATCGCACCTTTGCCGGCGAGATCGTCCAGCATCTGCAGGATGAAGGCTTGAACCTGGTGCAGTTCGGACAAGGGTTTTTGTCCATGGCGGCACCCACGGCGGAGCTGGAGCGGCTGTCGGTGTCGCGCTCGCTCTGGCATGGCGGCCATCCGGTGCTGCGCTGGAACGCCTCCAATGTTGCCGTGCGCCATGATCCGGCCGGCAACATCAAGCCGGACAAGGAACGCTCCAGAGAGCGCATCGACGGCATTGTCGCCATCTGCAACGCGCTCGGGCGGGCGCTGGCCCGCGACGTCAATGCCGGCCGCTCGGTCTATGAGACCCGCGGCATCCTGATGCTGTAAAGAGCTGACGAAAGAACCCGATGGCATTCTGGTCGAACTGGTTCGGCGGCGCAAAACCGCCGGCCGCATCTCCGCGCGCGTCGTTCCAGGATGCGGGTGGCGGGATCGTCATCACCACGGCGCAGCAGCTGGAAGAGGCGCTGCGCTCGGGAACGGTGACCGCCTCGGGGGCTGCGGTGACGCCCGACAGCGCCATGCGGGTGGCGGCCGTCTATGCCTGTGTGCGCATCATCTCGGGTGCTGTGGCGACATTGCCGCTGCACATCAAGCGCCGGGTGGATGAGCGCACCCGCGAAGACGCCTCCGACACGCCGATCTGGACGGTGCTGCGACGACGGCCGAACCGCTGGCAGACGCCGTCGCAGTTCCGCCGCATGCTGCAGGCGCATCTGCTTTTGCGCGGCAATGCCTACGCCATGATCGTGCGGTCACGCGGACTGGTGCAGGAACTGATCCCGCTGCATCCCGACCGGGTCGAGGTCAGGCAGACGGACGATCTGGCGCTGGAATACATCTACACCCGCCAGGACGGACGGCGCATCCGGCTCCGCCAGGATGAGGTGTTCCATCTGGTCGGGCTGACGCTGGATGGCGTGCATGGCGTGTCGGCGATTGCCTACGCCCGCGAGACCATCGGGCTGTCGCTGGCCATGGAAGACCATGGTGCAACCACCTTCCGTAATGGCGCCCGTGTCAGCGGCGTATTGAAACATCCGAACAAGCTCGGGCCCGAGGCGGTCGCCAATCTCAAGGCCGGGCTCGAAGAGTTCCGCTCCGGCGGCGAGCAGGAGGGAAAGAACCTGATCCTCGAAGAGGGCATGGACTATGCCCGCATCGCCATGACGGCCGAGGATGCGCAGTGGATCGAGAGCCGCAAGTTCAGCCGCACCGACATTGCCATGTTCTTCGGCGTGCCGCCGCACATGATCGGCGATACGGAAAAGTCGACCAGCTGGGGCACGGGTATCGAGCAGCAATCGATCGGCTTCGTCGCCTGGACGCTCGAGGACCATCTGACCATGTGGGAAGAGGCGATCAACCGCGACCTGATCGGCGCGGAAGACGATCTCTACGCGCGCTTCAACCGGGCGGCGCTGGTCAAGGGCGACATCAAGGCGCGCTGGGAGGCTTACGTCAAAGGCCTGCAATGGGGCGTCTACAGCCCGAATGAAATCCGCGCGCTCGAAGACCAGAACCCGCGCGACGGCGGCGACGTCTTCTATCCGCCGCCGAACACGGCGGGAGCGCCGGCGGGGGAACAACGAGATCGCCAGGAGTCTGGTAACGGCAGCGATGGCGATCGCGTGGTCGCTGCCAGTGGCAACCCTGGCGATCGAAAGACTGGTGGCCGGCGCGATGACGAAACCGACGCCCCGTAACGACAAGGAATAAACAGATGACCCTTCTGAACACGTTGAAACTGGCCTCGACGCTGATCGTCATGGCGGTTGTCGGGCTGGCCGCCATCAGCCCTGCCTTCGAGTTCGGCATCTTTATCGGCGGCGTCACGCTCGGCGGTTATCTGTTCCAGCTCCTGGAGGAGTTCTGATGAGCCTGCGCAGCCTTCCCAACGCGCCCACAATGGCTCGCCCGCAAAACTACCAGTGGGATGCGCCGAGCGACGTGCTGGCGAAATGGGCAGAGCACCCTTTTGCCGCTGCGCCCGGTGCCGACGCTGACGCCACCATCTCCATCTTCGACGTCATCGGCGAGGATGGCTGGACAGGCGGCGGCGTCACGGCAAAGCGCATCTCGGCGGCGCTCCGTTCGATCGGCAATCGCGACGTCATCGTGCGCATCAACTCGCCCGGCGGCGACATGTTCGAGGGCATCGCCATCTACAATTT